TAGCGGAGAGGAAGCGATACTTGCCAATACCAACAGTGGCTACCAGCGTACCAGTAGCATAGTTGTCAGGGTTGGTAGCATCGGTAATCTTCCAAATCTCGAAGGTACTCACACCAGCAGCTTGAATAGTCACAGAACTATCACCGTTACCGTCTTCAATCTCAGTAGTGATAACTTCGGTAGTGTCAGCAGTCAATGTAGCAGGAGGAACCAAGACATGGGTTGCATACTTGGTGTCACCAGCCAGTGAGCTAGCTTTGATAAAGAAGGTAGTACTTGTTAAGCTGAATACGGTAGCATTGGTAGCTTTAACCTTGACGTTGTAGCCTGTGATCCACTCCAAAGAAGTACCTGAACGAGTAAGAATCTGACCTAACTTAATGAACTGCTCTGAGAGCCGTGAATAAGCGATATAGTCATATACCTTGCTGTTAGTCTCCAGTGTGGTGTAACCTGCGACAGTAGCCTTGGTTGTCTGTGTGATACCTACGTCTTCAGCGTATGCAGGGACATAGAACAACAAACCACCTGTGTTAGCTGCAAAGCTACCTGATTCACGCCGAGTGCCATACTTCTCAATAGCCCATGAATAAGTACCTGAAGTACCCGGTGGGATATAGTAGCTGTATGTTCCCGCTGTGGTAACCTCCTGTTGGAAGTACTTGGTAACACCTGAAGCATCGTAGATGATCAGAGAGGAACCGACTTGTACGTTCTGGAACTGGAAGGTAGTCGATGTACCTGCGCTGGACTGGTAGACAACAAAGATATTACCTGTGTTTGTGATCGTCTGAGCACGGAGTGTGGTCAGAGATGTTCCGGGGTTAATCGTACCGCTGTTGTTAATAGTCCAGCCTACATAGTAAGTCTGACCATTAGCTACAGTACATTCATTAGGTTGTTGCAGGTTAGCAACTTGGTTCAGTTGATACTGATACGCATCGTACATCTGCTGGACTGTAATAGTGCCAGTGTTTGTTATCGTCTTGGTAGAGAAGTTAAATGAAACCCCTGTAATAGCCGCTGCGTTAGCAATCACCTTGTCGGTCGTTGGCAAACTTACATGAACGAATGTCGGTGTCGCTGCGCCGTTACCAATCAATGAGACTGTCGCGCTTTGCTTGTCGTAGCCGTACCGACTTGAGTAAACCACATGGGTTTCAGCACCCTTGGTCGTGCCTGTGCAGAAATAAGCATAAGTATTTTCGTTGGCACTGCTATTTGCCCAGTCCCACGCATAAACAAACTCACTTGTTGCAGCGCCGCTCACGGTTGCAACTGCTTGCTGCGTCAGGTCAAAAGTAATATCTGAGGTAATGCCTTTGGCACGAATACCCGCCACGTTTGCGCCTACGGGTTGATAGTACATATACCCGTTTGACAACAAATTACCCGCTGAGTCTTGCGCTCGAATGGTGATCTGCTTTGAAAATTCCAGCACGTTAAACCGACCGCTAACAGCAGCAGCCGAACGCCAAACAATGTTTGTGCCTAGCAAGTTGTTTTTGAGGCGTGTCCACGCTGAACCAAATAGAACAATTTGAGCGCCAGTGTAATAGGAAGCCAGAATGTAGGTGGTGACATAATTTTCAATAAGCACCCTCGAAGCCACTGCCACCGATGCCAAGTTAATCTCCGGCCCGTCCGTGTCAACTGGTGTGTAACCAGCCAAACTAGTTTGAGGCACACCAAAGTTCAACCACACACCAACATAAGTTTTTGTAGCCGTAAAGTTGATAGATGCAGTGGTGTTATCTTGACGCAAACGAGCCTGACCTGTGCCTGTACCGCGAGCGCAAAGAATCCAGCATATATCGCCTGAAGTGGTAATAGTTGAAAAGTTATTAAAGTCAGTGGTCAGCCAGTCAGCACCATAGCGAACGCAAGCGTCAATTATGGTGAACTTAGCCGGGTAAAGCACGTTGGTGCTTACCAGCTTCATAGCCTTGTTGCCGTTGTTTCCTTGCCAATCGAAGCCCGGATAAGGGAACGGTGCGTTTGCTGCTGCTGCTTTACGACCGTTGACGATAATTTCACCACCCGTTGCGCTTCCAATAACTTCAAATCTGTTTGCACAAGAACCATCATTGCGTAGTTGTGCAACCCTCGAATCTACTGTCAAAGTGCCTTGAATATATAAATCTTGACCGCCGACATCAAATATCCGATAGAGGTCGCCTCGGTTTGTGATTGTGAAACCTGTCGCAGCACCAAGGCTCAGGTTCATTGTGTCCGTGCCCGTCTGCGTAATACCCGTTTGACAAGTAAACGCTTGAGTTGTGAACGTGCCAAAGGCCGAATCAACAGTTAAAGAGGTAGCAGAAGCGATAGCAGTAATAGTCTTGGTAACACCACCAACGGTGATAGTTCCACCCACCCGAGGGGAACCGGAAGCAGGTGCTGCGCCAATTGCAAAGGCAAACGCCGTACCTGTTCCTGTTACGGTTGTCGTGCCAGCGCATGAGACTGTGCCCACCCCTGCGACTGCTGCTGTTCGTGCGAAAGCCATTATTCATCCTTCGGAGGTTCTTGGTCAGGAGGATTAGGCGGAGGAGGAGTCCTACCGTAATACCTACCGACCAATGCTAAAGCACCTATGCCAATAGCAGTAGGTACACCATAAATTAATACGTCAACAAGTATTGCAGCCATCACGCTACCTCGTTGAACATAGCCTTTGTATCTGTTGCTACCAACTCAAGGCCAATACCTGCTGCTACGATAACGTAGGCTCCTTCAGGTGTTGCAAACCATGTGCTGTACTGGTCAATGCCGTTAAGCTCGAATGTGCTCTCACCTGCCCATGCACCACCAGCATCCAGCAAGGTATACTTGAAGATTACGTGGTCAAAGAGGTTATCCTGAATGGACACCACATTGAACTGAGTGGCTACCATGCGCTTACCGTTAGCAAAGGCTGGGTAAGGCTTAATCTGTGCTGTCTTCATTGTTTGGCTCCCTTGCCATGAATAAAACTATAGTAATAAATCAAGATACACGCCCCGATGTCCTTTGTGATCCACATGGGGAAGTAATGGTCAACGGGGTAGCTACCGTGCTGTAAGAAGTGGAGAGAACGAATGACCTGAACCACCAATCCGAACACCATCGAGGCAAAGCCTACCTTCTGAACAATGTGTAGGCCAGAATCATGCTGAGTGAAGACATAGAAGAATGCTACAAAGACAGCAATCAACTCAATCACCAACATACCAGCTAGCCACATGACGAGCATGGTATCAGTCATAACTTATACTCACCAGCACGTTTCCGTCGAACTGTCTTCTTTGCGGGAACTGCCGGAGCCTCAGGCGCTGCTGGAGCAGGAGCCTTACCGCGAATCTCCTGAGCAACTTCCAAGATGTCCTTACCCTGACGCTTATCGAAGAAGTTAGCAACCCAACTGATGATAGCCACAGCGGAGATACCGATAGCACCCCCCAAAGCAAGAGCTGTATTGGCGTCATTAGGGTTCATACCGAGGTAGATAGCCAATGCACCACCGAAGATAACACCTGAACCTACCGAGATACCGCCTATGATCGCTCCGGCAGCTACAGGTGTGTACTGCTTGAATCGCTCAGGTTTCCAGAAGAATGAGAGCACTAAACCCCCGAATAAAGCTGAAATACCGTAGTAAATCTTAGCCACAATGAATGATACTACTTCCATGACTGTCCCTGATAGTGTTTATTATGAATATACGAAGGTTACAAGGTCACCGTTAGCGTCATAGCTGAAGGTTTTAACCAAGTCGATGCCTTCTGGAGTACTTCCTGACAATGTGAGGCTAATCAAGTCACCGTTAGCGTCATACGCCAAGGTCTTAATTATCCCGTTCAGATAAGTGATGGTAACCAAGTCACCGTTAGCGTCATAAGCCAAAGTACCGCCAGCAGAAGCTAAGTTCTTACTGACAGTCTCGAAGGTGTTGTAGATGAAGGTCTGTTTAAGCTCTTCAGTGCTGTAACCAGCCCATGAGGAGACAGAAACATTTGTGTTGCTCCCTGTACCAGCCTCTAAAAGAGGCCCTGTATCGATTTCTCGACCATCGGAGAGCACACAAACTAAACTTCCATCGGCAGCGACATAGACATCAACGATGGATACACCGTCTTTGCCATCTACACCGTCTACACCATCTTTACCGTTGATTCCATCACGACCATCAAGGCCATCACGTCCATCTTTACCAATCTTACCGTCTTTACCGTCCCTTCCCATAGGCCCCGGCTGCCTGACGTAGCTGTAAACCTCTTTCAAGGCATTATCTACATCAGTTTTGTGGTCATTAATGGTCTGGGCGATGACTTCAACGGCTGCTTCGTAGGTATCTAGCTCTTCTTGTACCTGTTTAGCCTGCTTACGAAGCTGGATAGAGGTCTCAACTTGAGCCAAAAGTGCTAATTGTTCATCTTCTGACAGATCACCAGCAGCAATCCGTTCAATGAGACCTACTGTATCCATTTAAACTCCTGTTGTAGCTTTGTTTAACGAGGCTGAGAGCTTGGTAACGAAGTCAGCTTGAGTCTTTTGTCTGTTGGCATCCATCTGCATCATGGTAATCTTCTCGTTAGAGTTGATTTCCTTCTCCTTCAGTGCCAAATCAGCCAGCTTCAAGCGTCGTTCAAAGTCCTTGGTCTCATTATCCTCGTTGAGGTTGTTGGACAAGGCAGCAATTACCTTAGCTTTAGCCAGATCAGGTGTTGCAGCAGCTTCAGCTTGAGCCTTTTGAGCCTCAGCTTGGGTCTTCTGCACCTCAGCGGTCTTAGCAGCCATATCAAGCTGTTGTGCTTGCTGTTGCATCTGTTGCTGTTCAGGGTTAGGCTGACTCATCTGATCCAAGGCTGCAATCAATTCGTTGCGGTTGCTCAAGGAACTGTTACCCAAGATACCCTTAAGGATCAGAGGCAACACAGGAGTGTCTGGGCCTAATGTCTGTAACAAGGCAATGAACTGCTGTTGTTCGAACTCACGAGCCAAGATACCCAAAGTAGCTGTAGGCATGAACTTCACATCCACAGAAGGGTAACGCTCAGGGTCAAACTGCATATAGCGCCAAGCAGCTTTGTTGATGAACGGGATCAGGAAGTCCTCTTGGAAGTTCGTCAAGGTACGCTTGTACTTCTTGATGATACCTGCCATAGCCATAGACATACCACCTGCACCTGCGTCACGAGGAGCTGCTGAAGGCATACCAGCCGAATCAACAGTACCTGTAGCTTGCAAGAGCAATCGTTCGTAGTTCTGAGAAGCCTGTACCGATGAGGCATCAGGAGTACCGAACTTAATCGGCATCATAATCTGATTAGGATCACCGTTGGTCAGGAACGCCTTACCGGGCTTAACTTCAAACTTAGCACCACGAGGTAAGCGAGTAGCGTCCAGAGCGATCATAGGCACTGCTGTCAGTGCTCGAGCATCACTGTCCATACGCAGGCTACCATCGATAGCTTTCTGCATGTTGTAGGCTTTCTCAGCCGTACCACGACCCCACACACGACCGGGAACTGTGTCATCCTGATACAGCATCACAGGACGATCCTTCATCATGTAAGGATTGGCCTCAGCCTTCAGGAGCTTACCCTTGTTAGCGATAACAATGATAGCTTCCACCAAGTCAGCGTAGTCATCAGCCAGAGAGTCTTCAGGGAACAGGTCTACAACCTCTTGGCCTTCACTGTTCTCCAACTGCTCCAAGTACTCACGAGGAACTAAGCCGTAGTAGGTCAGGAGACGTACACGACCATCTTGGAAGTGAACAATCTCATCGGTAGGCTCTAAGTCATCATCAGGAGCATCCAGACCTAAGTCAACCTTGCGGTAGATACCCTTTTCCATACCTTCTACGACCTTGTGTACCGAGACAAACTTCTCAATAGCACAGCCCATAGAGTCATCCAACGATGTAGCGTTAGGATCAATCAGGAAGTTCTTAGGGTTAACAGGTACGAGCTTAACAGCGATACGGTCAGTCTCAACCACACCAATAGCTGCTTGACCTTGTACGCCGGGGATAGCCTGAGTAGCTGGAGCGTACTCCTTCTCAGTCTTAACGGCAATCTCACCGATACCTGTACCGTAGATTTCAGCCATCAACTCGATCTGGTCAATAGCCTTCTTAATCTTGTCACGGTTGAAGTCTTCCATCAACTGGTTCTTCAACTGTTCAACGTCTAAGGGAGAACCGTTAACATCCTTGATGTCATCCTCAATATCGAACCACTCACCTTGGCCGAAAATGGCCTCCATAATTTCAGCATGGCGGGTCTCAATGGCTTGCTGTGTAGCTGGAGAGATGATACGGCTACGCTCACTCTCACGAGTCTTGTCTTCGGCAGCCCACTGACCACGGAAGATACGCTCATATTCTAACCACAGATCAAGGTAGTTCTGGTCTCGGTAGTCACGCCACCTGTCAGTGTGTTCAACAACCCAACTAACCAACTCTTCGTCGGACTCGGTAGGTTCGTCGTACTGACTATCCTCAACTTTATCGTTCATATGTCAATATCCTGTTAAAATGTCCATTGGTTCAAAGTCGTCCATCTCGTAATCTTGGTTGTAATTACTGACGGCAAGTTGATCCACATAGGAGAGAGCATCTACTAGGTCATCATGGAGACCTGCTGTTGGAAACATACTGATCTGATCCCATGCTTCCTGCCAGTTCTCATCCTCGTTAAAGTGAATACGACCATGCTCAAAACGACCTTGTAAAGCCCAAGCAATACGGTCTTGTTTACGTTTGTTACCGTGGGTCAAGTCTGTGATATGGGCATAAGTATTGTTCTTACGCATCAAGTCATTCAGGAAAGGCAGAACAGCATTCTTCAATGCTCCTCGTTCAATACCCACAGCGGTAGGCTGATATTCCTTAATAGCTACTAAAATCTTAGCTGCTGTCTCTTTAATATCCCACCGACCATGCAAAATCTCTTTAACCCACCATTCGCCCTCATCGGCAACCTTCACGATGGCAATAGCTGATTCATCCAGCCTAGACTTAACAGCACCGGGATTCTTACCCACTTCTTCAAAACCAGCTAAGTCGATGGCGATAACGTAAGACCCGTATTGAGGTTCCTTACCTTTCTTCAGCCATTCTTCCTTGAAGATTTCCTGACCTGCGTTGTTGAAGTTAGCCTCAAATTCCTGTCTAAAGACAAAAGAGCTAAGCGTCTTCCTAGCTTCTTCAATCTCCTCAGGAGGGATTGTGGGATTGTCTTTGGTGGTTAAATGCCAAGACTTCCATTCAGGGTTAGTGCCTTCTTTACCTAACTTGAACCACTCGTAGAAATGATTTCTACCGTCGGGTGTTGAGATAATTACAGCTTCACCTTTCAAGTCAGCCAGAGCAGGTCGAATAATCTTAGTAAAGACTTCTTCCGGGACAAACGCTGCTTCGTCTACAACTGCAAAATGAAGCTTTAAGCCTCGCAAAGCATCTTTGTTCTCGCCGGAGCGAATATGAATCTTACGACCTGTAACCAAAGTCACATCCATCTGGTTAACGTGAGCAGCTTTGATAACCTCTCGTCCTTGCTCTAAAAGAGCATCCCAAGCGATCTGACGGGCTTGTCCCAGTGTGGGAGCCACATAAAGCACAGCAGAGCCTTCTGGAGCTTCCAAAGCCTTAGCAAGCAGCATCTTGATGGCTAGGTTTGATTTACCACATCGGCGGCCTGCCGCGATAACCTTGAACCGGCTAGGGTCTTGCCAACATTCGATCTGCCACGGTAAAAGAGACCAGTCCAAATTAGCCATTATTCTGCATCCTTAAAGTCTACATCCATGACATCGTCAGTAGTCTCAATCTTGGGGGCACCCATAGACGAGATATTAATTGAGATTTGTGGCATACCACCACCAGCATTCTTAGCTGCATCGAACATAGACACAGGCAAGATACGATCAACGGCTAACTTCATAGCAGCCATCTGTCCGGGATGTCCATCGGTCATGGCAATCTCTACCATCTTGTCTAGGATACGACTACCGCCCGTAGCCAGTAATCGTTCCTTGAACTCTTGCAACCGAGCAGCGTCACCAGCGGGACGACCTACCTTACCTTTTGTACGGTCTTTAACGGCCTGTAAGTCGGTCTTAGGAGGTCTACCCTTACCACGTAGCTTAGGTGCTACAACTGTCTCTGTTGTCATTGGCTTCCTTTTTCATTCTCTGGTGCTTATTGGCCTCATGGTGTATTTTGACGTTTTTCTTTGTACATTCCACACACCAACTAGATCGACCGTCTTTCGCTCTGTTGTTTATATAGAAATCCGTAACAGGTTTTTCTTCGCCACAGTGGCTGCATTTCTTAACACCCACAGTGGTTCTTTTCTGTTCAAGATAAGAAGCAACAATATCTGCCTTACGTATCTGCTCCTCTTGTCGTTTCTTGAGCAGCCGTGCTTCGATACCGTTAAACACCTCTTCAAAGTCCAGCTCCATGAACTCAGCAATTAGTCGATGCTCATCTGCTGTTCCGTCATTCTTAATCCGGTTTGCTCTCCAAGAGATGATCATTACATTGTCTTTGTTGTATCCTTCACCTGCGCGTACCTGATCAAAAGTAGGAGAATTCTCCTTACGACCAGAACCAGAGTAGTCCAAAGGAATACCAAGGATAGGACAATTGTCAGGCCACACAACATCATCGAACTCAAGACTAAAAGGAGTCCCGTTAGCAGCAGCTGAGGCCTTTTTAGCCATGTATTTCTTATAAGCCAAAGACCACTTGTCCGAACCTTTGTCCTCTGCGCCAAAATAACCAGCCTTTGCGCTTATTCTTGAAAAGACCTCTTGCTCGGAATACTCTGCTTGTTTTTCTTTCCAAGTTTCCCACAGACCTAACTTCTTGATACGTTGACGAACACGCTCACGGCTAACAGAATACCCAATAGCTTCTAGGTCTTTTTGAATTCCAACTTGAGTCTTCATCTGAAGGATACCCTCAGTGATGACCTTCTTAATTTGTGCTTGCTTTTCTTTACTAAGTTTCATTTGCTGTCCTTCTTCATGTTACGGCGTTCCTTGCACAACTTAGCGTTGCACTTACGACATTCCGGGTAGTAACCTGTGTAAGTCCCCTTTTTGAGACCAAACTCAGCTACATCCTTAATTTCGTGGCAGTGTGAGCATTCTTTCAAACCCTCGTCAAGTAGACGATCAATCTCTGCTTTTCGGGTTGCTACCTTCTTGGTAGCTTCCTTCTTCTTACCCCGAGAAGAGGTAGGCTCAAAGTTTGGGCTTGCTTCAGTTAAAGCTCGTTCTGCTTCTAGGAACTCCTGCACATGGCAGGTACGACAAACAAAAGAAAACCCATCGACATCATGCAGTTTTGACCGAATGAAGTTGTTCTTGTTTACTTCTTTTGTCTTCAAACACTTAGGACATTGCTTATCACTCATAGACACTCCTTGTTGGTAGGTTACACCTTTATTGTACCATACTTTTAGGGACTGTCAACAGATAAGACAAAATCTTTCTTAAAGAACTTTAAAGGTAACGTCTAAGTTAAGAACTTACTAAGTTAATTACTATAAGTAACTGTTAGTAGGTTATTCATATAGTTCTTAATGCGTTAGGTCTTTAAAGTACATAGTCTATACCTTAATGATAACATGACTTTTATCCGTCGTCTATAGTTGTAACAATGTTTTTACATCTTTTTTATTTGTTACACGTTTAAGTTCCTTTAACATTCCCCTTCTAGGGTGTCCGTGATCCCCTATCCTGACCTCTACAGACTACATTTATTGATATGTATACTTATGATTGTCTAACCTACCTTGTTTTCTTTGTAGATCAAGCACTTAACTGCCTCTTTTTTAAGCACTCTTCTGTCCCCAATTAAGTCTATTTTCACCTTTTTGTGAACTTTGTAGGCTCCCACAAAAGTATTTACATAGTAGTACCCCTCCCCCCTGTCTTTGCTGCACTGCAACATGGCTCTAATGACTCGATGGTCAGTAAGATAGTAAGTACACTTAGTAGTCACAGGCTATACTGGTCAGTCACATAGTAAACACTATAGGTAGTGTCTAGACTAGGGTGGACACACTATAGGTAGTGTAGTACTTTAGTGACTGGCCTGAGTGAGGGATGATGTAGGTGCCTACAACGTATACTTAACAGTCACAATGTATACTTAACAGTCACGTCACAGACTATCCAGTCACTATGTTACCAGCAATTATCCAAGCAGGGTAAAGTTATCCACAGCACTGCAAAGTCCATACCTAAGTTATCCACACCTTGTTAGTCTTATATAAGAGTCAGAACTGTGGATAAGTAGTACTACTGGTGTTGATAAGAGTTGCCAAGGGGTAAGGCAGGGCAAGGGTCGATCGTGGCTTGTAAGGCCTTTAAAGGCCTTCCGGAGGATTCAGCATAAAATACTGTGTTTATATACAGTGTCACTTGTGCCTTGGCATACTGTATATGTACACAGTAGGGAAAGCACCTAGAAAATAGTTGGTTAAAGTAGTTGACATCTGCGTCCTGTGTGATACAGTACATTCATGGAGTCGGGCAATCGTGCGCGACCCTCAACCAAGGAAAACATCATGACACACCAGTACATCATCACAGGCGAAGATTTTGTTGACCGTTCAATTCCTGAATCGGCCTTTACGTTTCCTTATGTGCTTTGCGCTGAGTCTATGTCTCAGGCGCGTGAACTGTTCTATACGATCTTTCCTTCGTGCAACATTGTCACCTGCCTTGTGCGTGAATGTAACGCCTGACAGTGCAGCCTGAAGCCCGTAACAGGGCTTTGGAGTGTACTTTCACACTAACCACCAAGGACACACCATGAAACACAGTCAACACACAGAGACCTACACAGTAGAGCCTCAAGAATCCAAACTCGAAGCAATGGTTATAGCTGTCTCGTGTATCGCTTGCTTCGCCTTTGTAGGTGTCTTGCTTGCTTGGCGTGGGTAACATAAGTGACAGTTTAGACTGCTGTGGTGTGACAGACTACAGTGGCCTACATTGACAGTAGGAAATCCCGCCGATGATGTATCGGTAACAATATTGGAGTAATCTCATGGCAATCGTTCAAACACTCAGCAAATCATCCTTCATCGATGCTTTCACACATTCATCACGCAAAGATCAATTCTCCTATGAGGCACTGGAAGCAATCTTTGACTATTTGGAAGACTACAGCAACGATACAGGCGAGAATGTAGAGTTGGACATCGTGGCAATCTGCTGCGAGTGGTCTGAGGCTCACTGGTCTGACATTGCCCGTGATTACTCTATCGATCTTAATGACCACGCAGACGATACAGATGACGATGAGCGCATCCAAACAGTCTATGAGTTCATCTCTGAGAACACTACAGCGATTGACTTGGGTAATGGTAGCTTTGTCTTTGTCCAATTCTGAGAGGTCTACCATGCCTAGATATGAAGTCCAATTCAGAACATCCGGCATAGTGGCCTTTAGTGCCACTGAGCGAGCCATCTGCCAGCACTGGTTCGAGTGCAACAATTACGGGCCAGATCAGGCCTATACAGACCCTCAGACAGGTGAGATTGTCCCTGATCGATGGGTCAGAGGTGAAGATCTGGGTTTGTTTGTCGTTAAACGTGTCAATAAAGGGAGTATGTAATCATGGAAGTATTGTTCCACTTGGTCCTGATAGGACTTTTCTGTTTCTTTGGTGGCTGGATGGGCTTTATTGCCTACCTGTTGCTCATGCTGGTGGTGAAATAACTATGAATACTAATAAGAAACTATCAGAAGTAACACTTGTTGATTCTGTTATCATCGGTGTGACTGCCTATTTAGGCTATCAAGCCTTAGTTCACTTTGGCTGGTGGGCCTTGGGTTTTTATGTCTTGTGGGTCGTTGTTCAGACCACACTGGAGGACTGAACCATGTGGCCCTTCCCTGCTTTCCCTAATCCACTCGATACAGGCCATAAAAAGCCTAAGTTTAACCCTAACAACCATGAGGAGTCACCTTTGTGACTGAAAGGAACGATATGAGCAACGATACAAACACAGGTGGACCAGCGTTTCCAGCATTGGCACGATATTCCCGGTCTGCACAGCTTGAAAGTGCCTTACAGCAAGACGGCATGACCCTGCGAGACTACTTTGCAGCCAAAGCAATGCAAGGTCTGCTGTCTGATTCAGAGGTATCAGGAACACCTGAAGAATTCTCTACTAGGGCATATAACGTAGCCGATGCAATGATTAAAGCGAGGAACCAATGACTAAGATCAAACAATTCAGCTACACAATCAAAGGCTTTGAATGGTATGGCCTCTGTGAGATTCAATCCATTGAGTCCCTGCCCTTGATCGTTCGTTGCACTGACCTGTATCTTGAAGGATACAGAGATGATAACCCTCCTGACATGAGGGACATTGTAGACTATCAGATCATTCTGGACATTGAAGACATGGTAAGACTGGAGGCTGAGAATCCGCAGGGTTCGAACGGAGATGAGAATGTTTAAGGTCAATCATTGGACAGTCTTGGGGCTGGTGTTTGTAGCTTACTTACTGGCAGGATATTATGATCAAATGGCTTATTGAACTAATCTTACCTTCACGAAAGCCTCTAGGAAGCGTTTAAACGCTCAGGAAGGCCATCAATTTAACCGTCTAAGGGCAATGCCTACCTAGACACTGAAAGGAGCTTATATGACCCGCTGTGTAATCTGTGATAGAAACTTGAAAGATCATGAGGCAGTACGCCGTCATGCCATGACCAATGAATTCCTAGACATCTGTGATGGTTGTCTGAGGGAGATTCCGGGACTGCCTACAAAGTCCCCTGCCGGCATGATCCAAGACAGTGATCCTTTTGAAGACACTGAAGGGAGTGATGGTGTAGGTATTGAGACTGTTACAAACTGTTACACATTAGATGATGACTGACCATTGACAGTTAGACAACCAATGATACAATTACTCTATAGGACTAGGACATTACATCTATGTATAACCTATTAACAGTTACTTAACTAAGTACTTATAACATAGACGTTAACGCATAGAAGAGATGTCTAAGACCTATAGAGTACTCTATAGTTTATATATGAGTGCAAGAATTGTGTCTGTTTTCCCTAGAAGTTATGTCTCTTAAACAAGGTGGATGATATGAATGATGTTCTGATCGATGACTATGAGGAATGTGGACAGATGGATGATGTCTTACAGTTTGAATGCTGGTATCATTCCGTTATGGATGATGTCGCTAGTCTTATACGTGCCAATGGCTACGATAAGGTGATGCTGGACATCATGTCTGCTGTTAACAGGATGGAGAACAAGGTATGATTGTCTCCCTGTTTATTGGTGTCTTGACTTTAATTAAGGTGGTGTTGAAATGAAAGATAACCCTTTTAGTTTGGTCGTAAACGTAGAGAATGCTAAGTGTGTCGTTGAGTTTGATGTCATTGGTGACAGTGAGATCAACTACGAGACATGGGAAGTTTTCTTTAACAAGAACTTTAAAGGTGACTTAAAGCAGGTTTTACCACCTGAAACATGGGTACAGGTCAATGATTTGATCCATGACAAGACTTGGGAGTCCATTGAAGACCAGATCAAGGCACAATGGAAGGATGTAGAGGAACAACAGAGGTCATATGATGAACAATACTGATACTTTGAAATTGGCGCTGGAGGCACTGGAATCATGCAGTGGCGCACCTCATTGGGAAGAATTGCAACTAACAGTCACCGCCATCAAGCAAGCCCTTGCAGCACAGCCAGCACCTACTGTGCAAAGCGCAGAGCGCGGGGAGCCTGTGGAGTGGATTGATTCCGTGATGGAGCAAGCCCAAGTTTTTGCTTCGGCGTGGTCACTTGTAGGCAGTCGGTTTGATTTTGGCAGCGGGTTTGAAGAAGCAGAGCAAGCAGAAGCCGAACTCCGAGCCATGCTAGCCACCCCACCCGCAGCCCACGGCATCACGAAAGGCCAGCCATGACATCCAAGTTCCTTCGTCATATAGCCTGTGAGCACTGTGGAAGCACTGATGCCAACAGCCTGTATGACGATGGTCACACCCACTGCTTTGCTTGTAATACTACAGAGCACGAAGGTGCTTATGATGAACGAACAGTAATGATGGATGCTATTGCACCCAAGAAAGTTAGTATGGAAATCAACGCTACGCTGAAAGGCACTTGTAAATCAATACCTGATCGAGGAATCAGTCAGGCAACCTGTGAGAAATACGGAGTAACGACCGATGGAGACAAACACTTTTATCCTTACACTGACTCAGACGGAGTTAGAGTGGCTGTTAAGCAGCGCAGTGTTCCTACAAAGCAATTCTCCATCGCAGGAGACTTCAAAGGAGCCACTCTATTCGGTCAGTCTATCTTTCACGCCGGAGGAAAAGCTATCACCATCACAGAAGGCGAGCTTGACGCTCTCGCAGCTTTCCAGATGCAAGGGTCTCTTTACCCTACAGTGAGCATCCGTAACGGTGCTAACGCTGCTCTGAAGGACTGTAAAGCACAGTATGAGTGGATCAATAGCTTCGACTCAGTGGTTATCTGCTTCGATGCTGATGAACCGGGTAAGAAGGCAGCTAAGGAAGTGGCTGAACTGTTCGGTAACAAAGCCAAGATCATGCAGTATAAAGATGGTTACAAGGATGCTTGTGAGTACCTGATTGCAGGGGCTACCAAGGAGTTTGTTAACGCATGGTGGAGAGCTAGTCCTTATGTTCCTGATGGTATTGTGAATGCTGCTGATCTCTGGGAGGAAATCTCCAAGCCAGAGCCGATTGCAGAGGCACAGTACCCTTGGGCAGGCTTGAATAAGCTCTTGTACGGTATCCGACCTGCTGAATTGATTACGGTTACCGCAGGCAGTGGTTTGGGTAAGAGTCAATTCTTGCGTGAGATACTGTATAATCTGCTGAAAACTACAACATGGAATATCGGAGGTCTCTTCTTGGAGGAATCTACCCGTAAGACAGCCCGTAGTATCATGTCATTGCACGCTAACAAACTGTTACACTTGCCTGATACACCGACAACTGAGCAGGAATTGAAGGAGGCTTTTGATGCTACTCTTGGCAGTAACCGTGTCTTTCTGTTTGACCACTTTGGTTCTTCTGATGTGGAAAACATTGCCAACCGTGTACGTTACATGGCTAAGGCGTGTGATTGTCGTGTTGTGTTTCTCGACCACCTATCTATCGTTATCTCTGGTCAAGATACCGGAGATGAGCGAAAGGCGATTGATGCTATGATGACCAAGCTACGGACACTGGTACAGGAACTGAACATCACCTTGATCTGTGTGAGTCACTTGAAACGACCACAGGGCAACCAAGGCCATGAGGATGGTGGTAGTGTGTCTCTGTCTCAGTTGCGAGGCTCAGGTGCTATCGCACAGTTGAGCGATGCTGTGATCACGTTGGAGCGTAATAGCATGGCTGAGAATGAGAGTGACAGGCACTTGACAAAGGTTGCAGTGGCTAAGAATCGCTTTTCAGGGGACACAGGACCAGCTTGTGCGCTTAAGTACAATGCCTACACAGGGCGAATGACAGAAGTAAAGGAGGAAGCATTATGAGAACCCCAATCGACATGGCCCGTGAGGCTGGCTTCATGCTGAGAGCCGAATCTGTAAAAGGACAAAGCGATTGGTGGGAATGTTTTGACGAAGCAATTGAAAAACTTGTTGCCCTTGCCCGTGCTGATGAGCGTAAGAGCATACAAGCAGAGAGCGAAGCCGACAAAGTAATCATTGAGTACCACGAAGCAACAATCAAGCGGCTGGAGGCAGAACTTAAAGCAAGGGGAACACATGACAATTGAGCACCTAATCGTAGGAGCCACTGGAGTAGGTTACTTGGTGGTAGGTGTGCTACAATGGAGCAAGGGAGAAATCTCTAACGGGATGATCTGGACAGGCTATGCCTTTGCTCAGATTGGACTTTGGTTGAATATCAAGTGAGGAAGAAGATCATGCCTGACATTTCAATGTGTAACGACTACTCATGTCCTAAGTTTGACAAGTGCTACCGAGCACAGGCTAAACCTAGTGAGTATCGACAGAGTTACTTTATGAACTCTCCTCGTGACAAAGATGGATGTAATTACTTTTGGCCTCTGGAAGAAACAAATGAGAATAGTTCTAGATTGCGAAACAAACCTAGCACACGACAAGATACACCTAGTCGTGACTAAAGACATTGACACTGGAGAAGTAATCACATGGAGAAATCCAACTGGCCTAAACGACTATCTAAGCAAGGTTACTCAGTTGATAGCACACAATGGAATCGGATTCGATTTCAGAGTTTTGAACAACTGCTGGAAGACGAGGATAGGTTTGAAGAGCGTCTTCGACACGTTGATAGTAAGTCGTCTACTCGATCCAAGCAGGGAGACAGGACACAGCCTCGAAGCGTGGGGCAACACTCTGGGGTTCCACAAGATTGACTACTCTGCTGTATGGCAGTGGATGATGGACAGAAAGGAAGCGTATGCCGGAGAGTCTTTTGACAGCCCTATTGATAGTCTTCTTGAGCATTACTGCATTAGGGACGTTGAAGTTACTGCTAAGTTGTATCATCGGCTTATCAGTGATGTGGCTGAGAAACAGTTTAGCCAAGAGAGTATCGACCTCGAACACCAAGTAGCAGCTATCATTGCTCAACAAGAAAGGAATGGGTTTAAACTTGATCAAATCTTTGCTACCTGCTTACTTACTGACATCAAGTCAAAAGTGGCAGGAATATATGAACGAATGCAGGAACGATGGCCTCCAGTTACCCTTGAGCGATTCTCTGACAAAACAGGAAAGCGACTCAAGGACAGCGTGGTTACTTTCAATCCGGGAAGCAGACAACAGATCGGAGAACGACTGAAGGAACTCGGGTGGAAGCCTAAGGAGTTTACCGATAATGGACAACCAAAGGTAGATGAGACTATCTTGGCTAACATTAAGATACCTGAGGCTCAAGTCATTGCTGAGTATCTGATGCTGAACAAGAGGATCAGTCAGATCGAGTCATGGATGGACGCTGTAGGTAAGGACGGTAGGGTTCACGGTAGGGTTATTACTAACGGTGCTGTTACTGGCAGGATGACTCACAGTAGCCCTAACATGGCTCAGATTCCAAACAGTAGCTCCATTTATGGGCCTGAATGTCGGGAATGCTGGACTGTAGAGGATGGTAATGTGTTGGTAGGTTGCGATGCTTCAGGTTTGGAGCTTCGTATGTTGGCTCACTATATGAAGGATGAAGATTATGTCAGAACAGTCACTGAAGGAAGCTCTAAAGATGGTACAGACGTGCATACAGTTAATCAGAGAGCAGCGGGGCTTTCTACAAGAGACAATGCTAAAACATTTATCTATGCATTTTTGTATGGAGCAGGAGATGCAAAGATTGGAAGTATTGTCGGAGGAACTGCTAAAGTCGGTAAAGAACTTAAATCAAAGTTCCTCTCCCAAACACCAGCCCTCGCAAAGCTCATCGAAAGAGTCGGAAAGCAAGCGGCGAAGGGTTGGGTCCCGGGACTTGATGGGAGGCGTATTTGGGTTCGATCAGAGCACGCTGCCCTCAATTCGTTACTCCAAGGTGCAGGGGCAATCGTGATGAAGAAGGCTTTGGTCTTGTTTAACGATAAGATCAAGGCTAACAAGTGGCCTGTGAAGCTAGTTGCTAATGTCCACGATGAGTTTCAATTCGAGTGCCCTCAAAGTATCGCTGAAGATGCTGGAAAGGCTGCTAGAATGTCAATCATTGAGGCAGGAGTGTGCTACAATCTACGTTGTCCACTGGACGGGGAGTACAAGATTGGAAGAAATTGGCGTGAAACTCACTAATATTTGCAAATAGTTGTTGACATTGCTCCAACATCGGATACAATAGATATATGGGCCTATGGTGAAATCGGTAGACACAGGAGACTTAAAATCTCCCGCTGCAAAGCGTACCTGTTCGAGTCAGGTTAGGCCCACCAAACACGGCCTTAACTGCTATGGGGTTCTTCTAGGTTAGACAATCAGTGACAGCTTGGAGAGACAAGCACTTTATAAACTCTGAATTGAAGGAAATTAAATCATGGATAACAAACCAGTCAAGGTAGCAGGCGAACTCTTCTGGGCTAACTGGATGAAAGAGTTCAACACAAAGTTCAATGAGGACAACACCAAGTACGAATGTACCGTTGGTATGCTCTCAGACAAGGCTTGTGAGGCTCTGAAGGAACTCGGTATTGTCATCAAGAACAAACCTGAGATGGGTAACTACATCGTTGGTAAGAGTAAGTTCTTGTTTGAGCCTGTGGACGCTGAAGGTAATCCTGTAGCTATCGAGAAGATTGGTAACGGTACTAAGGTGACAGCTCTGGTGGGTTCGTATAAGCATAAAATGTCGTCGAAATACGGTGCAGCGCCTAGCATTAGTAAAATTATTGTAACCGATCTTGTGGTTTATGGCGGTAGTGTTGAAGGTAATGACGATGATGACATCCTTTAACAAGGTGTCGGTAGAGGAGCTTCGGCTCCTTTATCGTTACGATGAAGAAACAGGTAAACTATTCTATGTCGCTTCTGATAAGGAAGTAGGCTATGATAACGGGTTCGGATATCTTCGAACAAGTATCAAGAACAAGAAAATAGTTGTACACCGTCTCATCTGGCTCTTGCAATATGGTTATCTCCCTGATAAGGATTTAGACCACATCAACGGAAACAGAAAAGACAACAGGCTTGTGAATCTTCGGTTAGCTACTCGTGCTGAAAACTTACAGAATCAGACGACAGCTAAAGGTTTTCACTGGTCGCGTGTTGCCAACAGGTGGTGTGCTTCTATGCGAGATAACTACAAGAAGATTCATCTTGGTTATTTTGATACTGAACTAGACGCGAGGGCTGCTTATATGTCTGCTAAGAGAGAACGGCATCCTTTTGCTTTTACGACATGAAAGCAGAGCCTAAGATTGCACTAGTAGATGCTGACTTTCTTGTCTACCGTATTGGCTTCAGTACGGAGGATGAGCCAGTCGGCATCGCTAAGGCACGATTAACGGAATGGTTAGAAGACTTTATCTATATCAATCTCAAGGCTGATCACTATCTAGCTTGGATTTCAGGTAAATCTAACTTCCGTTATGACATTGCCAAGACAGTGCCCTACAAAGGTAACCGTAAGGATGCAGTGAAGCCTAAGCACTACGATGCCCTGCGGGAGCACTTAGTCAAGCGTCACGATGCTATTCTAACGGTTGGTGAGGAAGCTGATGATACCGTAGCCATTGACTCCACTAAGCTCTTGGATGAGTGCTGGATCGTGCATGTGGATAAGGACTTGGATCAGCTTCAAGGATGGCACTACAACCCTGTGAAGGATGAGAGATACTATGTCGATGAGTTTACAGCGTACAAGTCGTTTGCAACGCAACTTCTCACTGGAGATAGGACTGACAATATCCCGTGCTTGGCGGGAATTGGCCCTAAAAAGGCTGAAAAAGCTCTTAAAGACGCGAAGACTCAAGAAGAGTTATTGGAAAGAGCGTGGGCCGAGTATGAAAAACTTGGACATACGATGGAGTATTTTACAGAACAGGGTCAACTTCTATGGTTAAGACGTTATGAAGGACAAATATGGCAAGTTCCAAGCAAGTTGCAATTAAGCATGGCTGGCGCAGCGGACTCGAAGAAAGAGTAGCTGAACAACTGGATCAGTTAGGTGTAGAATACACGTATGAGAAGCTCAAGTTGAAGTACATTCGACCTGCTTCTGAGCACGTATACACACCTGACTTTGTTCTCCCTAATGGTATCATTGTGGAGACTAAGGGAAGATTCTTAGCTGCTGATCGCCAGAAGCACATCTTGGTTAAGAGACATAATCCAGAGTTAGATATTAGGTTTGTATTCAGTAATTCCAATGCTAAGATCAGCAAAGCGTCTAAGACAACGTATGCTATGTGGTGTAGGAAGAACGGATACAAGTTTGCTGACAAGACTATTCCCGAGGAGTGGGTAAATGAGAGTTGAAAAGATTAAGGACAACGATGATGGCACTGTCAGTTATTCCTTTGACTTGACAGAGGAGGAAGCTGAGTCCCTGCTTCGTCACGGTATCCTAGAGGCTATCAAAGCAGGTATTCGTGAAGGTGATAAACTCAAGGTAGAGGGTGAAGATGTCGGTAGTTAAAACAGTATGGTCAACCCCTAATGGTGAAGACCTGATTGCGTACATGGCTCGGGTGTCCGCACCTGAGAACCAAGACAACAAAGAGACAGCACCTAGGCTTATCAAGTATCTGATCAAGCATAAGCACTGGAGTCCTCTGGAAATGGTGAACGTATGTATGGAGATTAACACTACACGAGATATAGCTCGGCAGATTCTCCGTCATCGTAGCTTCTCCTTCCAAGAGTTCTCACAGCGTTATGCAGTGGCTCAGGACTTCGAGTTCTCAGATGTACGTATGCAGGACACTAAGAATCGACAGAATAGCTTAGAGACTGATGATGACTATCTGAAGAACTGGTGGAATGCTGCTCAACTTCGTGTACAATGTGAAGCTGAGTTGGTCTATAAGAGAGCCTTGGAGAAAGGTATCGCTAAGGAAGTAGCTCGTAAGCTGTTACCTGAAGGATTGACTATGAGTAAGATGTACATGAACGGTACACTGCGTAGCTGGCTTCACTATGTGGATATTCGCTGTGATGCGGCTACGCAGAAGGAACATCGAGAGGTAGCGGATATGTGTAAGGCTGAGTTAACTAAACTGTTCCCTAATGTGATGGAGGCAATGAATGAATCTAAATGAGTATCAAGAACTAGCGTTTAAGACAGCACTAGAGTCAGCTAAGAACCCTGCTTACATGGTAGCTAACCTCACCTCTGAAGCCGGTGAAGTTGCAGGTAAGTATGCCAAGTGGATTCGTGATGGTGTCTTGGATGAGGTAGGTATGCAGAAGGAAGTAGGTGATGTCCTGTGGCAGATTGCTGGTCTGTCTACAGTGATGGGTTGGAGCTTGGCTGACTTGGCTAGCCAGAACTTACGTAAACTTGCAGCACGACAAACAAACAATACCTTGAGTGGTGAAGGAGATGAGCGATGACCAATAAATATGATGTTATGCAGTCCTATGGTTTCACCTATACAGACTGCGAAGGCAAAGTACACATTAAGGCAATCAACACACCCGGAGCTACTTGGCACGAGTGTATGGATGACTATGTGAAGTTCTTGGAGTCAGTGTTTGGCTATGCTATCAAGCATCAGGTACGCTTGGAACAGCCTAAGTGGTTGGATGCGATGTATGAATATCATTCTGACTATATTGATCCTTGGACTGGTGAGTACTTCGTTAAAGAGGATGAAGAGGAATGAGGATTCTCTGTATTCCAGACACACAATGTAAACCAGATAGTCCTACCGAGCACCTTGAATGGGCAGGTAAGGCTATCTGTGAATACAAACCTGATGTGGTTGTTCACCTAGGAGACCATTGGGACTTTCCTAGCTTGAGCAGCCACGACAAGGCTGGTAGCAAGTACTTTGAAGGTAAACGCTACCTAGCTGATGTTGAGGCTGGTAACAAAGGTATGGATATACTGTTAGCTCCGTTGAAGGCAATGCAGAAGACTCAGAAGGAGACCAAGCACAAGGTGTATAAACCTCGTATGGTGTTCCTTCGCGGTAATCACGAACATCGACTCTCACGAGCTGTGCAGAATAATCCAATGCTTGAGGGGCTAATGACCTATGAGCACTTAAACTTGAAAGATTGGGAAGTACATGAGTTCTTATATCCAGTATTTATGGCCGGTGTGGGCTTTAGCCATTATTGGCCTGTTGGCGCTATGGGGCGTCCCGCTAGTTCTGCTTCTGCGCTGGTTAACAAACTTCATATGAGTTGTGTCGCAGGACACCAACAGGGTAAACAGATTGCATACGGTAAGCGTGCTGACGGGAAGCCTATCTGTGGTCTTATTACTGGTAGTTATTACCTACATGATGAAGACTATATGGATCAACTGAGTAACCGCCACTGGCGAGGCTTGGTTGTGTTAAACGATGTTAAAGATGGTAGCTTCGATGAGATGTTTCTGTCTATTGAATACCTAGGGAGGAAGTACGGTGGAAAACAAGTGTAACAGTTGCTTCTATGCTTTAATGGATCGTGACTTGGAAGCCCCTTGCATTACCTGCACAGGCTACTCTAACTATGTGAAAGGAAATGTGTATATGACTAGTCATGCCTCTAAGCCTCTCAAAGAAGCTATTGATGATTGGTTCAAAGGTGCTAATGGAGTTACTCAAGAGGACTTCTGGTACGACACGGTGAATAAACCTAAGCACTATATGCTATTCGAGGAAGAAGGTATTGAGGTCAGGGATGTCATTGAGAAGCTCTTGGGTAAACTGACCAAGAACAGTAAAGGCTTTACCTTTTCGCATCAGTGCGCTTCAGACTACGTACAGATGATGCAATACTTGATGCGCTTCATGGACAAGAACGGTGTTGAGGACTTGAAGAAGGCTCGATGGTACTTAGACAAACTGATCGATAGCTATGAATCTGACGTTTGAAGAACTTAAAGAGAAGCTTCAACGAGTTGATGAAGTCACACTGCTGGAGCTGTTAGACATCCACAGTGATGACATCATCGAGCGCTTTGAAGATTACATTGAAGAGAAGCAAGAACAACTAACTAAGGAAATTTACTGATGCTATGCCACATGCTGATCCTGAAGTAAAGAAACAGTACTTTAAAGAGTACTACCGTAAACGGAAGGCTGAACTAGACCAGTACAAGAAAGAATGGATTGCACAGAATCCGGACAAACCTACTGAGTACAGCAAGAAGTATAATGATAAGACCAAGACTAAACGTAGTGAGTACCAAAGGAAGCACCTGTATGGTTTGTCTCCTGAAGACCTTGCACGTATGGTTGACGAGCAGAACAACGAGTGTGCTCTGTGCTTTAGGAGTTTTGAGGAAGCTAAGATATTCGTAGATCATTGCCATTCAACAGGTAACGTGCGTGGTCTACTTTGTCCTTCCTGCAACACTGCTTTGGGACTTATCAAAGATGACACTGGATGGCTCAATCGAGCTAAGACATATTTAACGGAGAAATAATGACAGAATACACAACACCTTTCAGCTCAGTCGGCTACCTAACATACAAGCGTACCTATGCTCGTCGGTTGGATGAACATAACCCAGATAGCGCAACAGAAGAATTTGAGGATACAGTTAACCGAGTTGTTAACGCTTCTAATACACAGTTGAAGGTCGGCTTTAACGACGATGAGAAGCAACGACTGAAACGATACTTGATGGAGTTGAAAGGAACTGTAGCAGGCCGCTTCCTGTGGCAGCTAGGTACAGATACAGTCAATAAACTTGGTGGTGCTAGTCTCCAGAACTGCGCCTTCAAGGTTGTTGATCAACCCGTAGAGCCTTTCACTTGGGCAATGGATTTGTTGATGCTCGGCTCAGGTGTGGGCTACAATATTCAGAAAGCTAATGTTGATAAGATTCCTCCAGTCAATGTGGATTTTAAGTGTCCTACTCGCAGCGATGTTCCTGATGCTGATTTTGTCGTTCCTGATTCTCGTGAAGGATGGGTTTCCTTACTTGGTAAGACGCTTAAATCTGCTTTCTTGGCTCACGAGTCTGGTAAACAAACTTTCACCTACTCGACGCAGTTGATTCGTTCTAAAGGTGCTTTGATCAAAGGCTTTGGCGGCACAGCTAGTGGCCCTGAAGACTTGGTGTGGGGTATCGGTAAGATCGGAGAGATTCTGGAGAAACGAGCAGGTAAGAAGGTACGTCCTGTCGACTGCTTGGACATCATGAACATTATTGGTGCTATTGTGGTTGCAGGTAACGTGCGCCGCAGTGCTCAGATTGCTATTGGAGACCCAGACGATGTGGAATATCTACTTGCTAAACGATGGGACTTGGGTAATATCCCAAGCTGGAGAGCCATGTCCAACAACAGCGTTGTTTGTCACGACATTGGAGACCTTCATGACTTCTTCTGGGATGGATACGAAGGAAAAGGAGAGCCTTATGGCCTTATTAACCTTAAACTTTCCCGTAAGGTTGGAAGGTTGGGTGAAACCGAATACCCTGATCCCGATGTCCAAGGTTACAATCCTTGTGCGGAGCAGAGCTTGGCTGATGGCGAAACTTGTTGCCTTGCAGAGGTGTACCTCCCAAATCTTGAATCTAAAGAGGAGATGATTGATGTTTGCAAGTTGCTATATCGTGTTAACAAGCATTCGCTTGCGTTACCATTCCATCTTAAGATCACTGAAGATATTGTCCATAAGAATATGCGTATGGGCATTGGTGTTACAGGTGTGCTTCAAGCTACGGAAGAGCAGAAAGGATGGTTGGAAGATGTTTACAAAGAACTCCGAAAGTTCGACAAGCAGTACTCTAAAGACAACGGGTTCCCTGAGTCTGTAAAGATTACTACTGTCAAGCCTTCAGGAACTTTGAGTCTGCTTCCCGGTGTTACTCCCGGCTGTCATCCTGCTTATGCTCGGTACATGATTCGACGTATCCGTATCAGTGCTAACCATGCATTGGTGCAGACCTGCCGTGAGCATGGCTATCCCGTGGAATATCAGCAGAACTTTGATGGTACTGAGGATCACAGCACTGTGGTAGTATCGTTCCCTTTCCGACATCCAGATCATGCTGTGTTGGCTAAGGACATGACAGCTATCGCCCAGCTTGAGACTGTTAAGTGGTTGCAGGAAGTGTGGAGTGATAACTCTGTGTCTTGTACTGTGTACTATCGTAAAGAGGAACTTCCTGAGATTCGTAAGTATCTCAGGAAGAACTATAAGAACAACCATAAGAGTTTGTCATTCTTGCTTCACAATGAGCATGGATTCAAACAGGCTCCTTTGGAAGAAATTACCAAGGAGCAGTATGATGAACTTGTTGCTAAGACACGCCTAATCACAGCTATCAGTAGCTTGGATATTGGTTTGGATGACAATGAGTGCGCTACAGGGGCTTGCCCAATTCGTTAAGTAACAAAGGAGCCTCTTTAGGGAGGCTTCTGTTTTGATAAAGGGAGAACTAATGGCAAGTAAACAGATTATGAACAGAGCTATCCCTGCAAAGGAATTAACTCCTCGTGAGAAGGTAAACAATAGCTTGAAGTTGAAGCTGGATGACATGACTGTTATCAAGCCTAAGACTGAGAAGCAGATGGACTTCTTCGAGGCATACCAAGCCTCTAACTACTTCATGGCTTTGCACGGTGTAGCTGGTACAGGTAAGACATACATTGCCTTGTACAAAGCCTTGGAAGAGGCTATGGATCGTAACAATCCCTTCAACAAGGTGACTATTATCCGTAGTAGTGTCCAGAGCCGTGACATGGGCTTCTTACCCGGCGATGCAGATGAGAAGATGGAGGTGTACATTCAACCTTATCGACAGATCTGTAGTGACCTGTTCAAGCGTAAGGATGCTTGGGATCGGCTGGTCGAGCAAGGACATATTGAGTTTGTGTCTACCTCGTTCATTCGAGGTACTACTTTCAGTAACAGTATCATTGTTGTGGATGAGGTGCAAAACATGACCTTTGAAGAGCTTGATACCATCATTACCCGTGTTGGTGACAAGTCTAAGATCATCTTCTGCGGGGATTACAGGCAGACTGATTTGAAGAAGAAGGATGACAAGTCAGGTATCTTGAAGTTCTTTGACATTGCAGGCTTGATGAAAGAGTTTGTACGTATCGAGTTCTACATTGATGACATTGTTCGTAGCTCTTTGGTTAAGAACTATATTATTGCCCGTGTAAAATATGAGGATGGTGTATGAGTAAAGCTAACAACGACGAAGAAATCTTGATGATGATGCCCGAGCAGAAAGGTCTTATCCGTACCATCTCTCAGCAGATGAATACTCACTTGGTATTCTTGGATGAAGATATTACTTCTCCGGGAAACTACCGTGATGTTATTCACTGTTTGGCTACATGTGGTGAGAATGACAATGTTAACATCTTGATTAACAGTTCAGGTGGACGTACCGACAGTGCGTGGGCTATTATCGAGGCTATGAAGGGTTGCCGTGGAGATGTCTCGGTGACCGTCTTAGGTGCAGCCTATTCAGCAGCTTCTATGATTGCTTGTATGGCAGATGAGTGCTACATAGCTGACAGTGCGGAATTCATGCTGCACACAGCTCATTATGGTTCCATTGGTACTGTTCCAAATGTGCAGGGACAAACGGAATTTGCTACGAGGCAGATCAACAAACTGTTAGATAAAGCTTATACAGGGTTCCTGACTCCTAAGGAGCTGGAGGAGTTAAAGAATGGAAAAGAATTCTGGTATGACTCTGAGGAGGCAGGTAAGCGAATGACTCGTCGTTATAAATATCTCAGTGGATTGAGTAAACCGCCTAAGGTTAAGAAGGTGAAGGAAACTGAAGAGTAAATGAAAAAGCCCGTATGAGCGTCAACTCATACGGGCTTCTTTGTTTCTACTGCATGTCTTTCAATCGCTGGATTTCTCCGCCTTTGTCCTTAGAACCTTGTGAGCTACCTCGGTGGAAGTTAAGTACCGTTCCACACATTGTAATCAAAGAACCTAAAGCCATGTAGACCAGCTCCTTGTTCTGTTCAGGTACACCCACCATGAAGGCGAACCAAGCAAGGAAGATAGTAGCTGTTACAATACCTAAGTCTAAAGCATAAGCTGTGTTCTTAGCTAACCATGAAGCATTGTCCGACTCTTGAACCTTAGCGTTCATGTCTCGGGCACTGTCAGTATTAGCGTTGTTCAGCTCTATCAGTTTGGTCTCGTTAGCCATCTTAGCTAATTCCCCATCCTGAGCCATTTGTGCTAGCTTCAGTTGAGCCTCTGCCTTTTGAGCAGGGTCAGGGATTAGTTTGTCGATAAGCTTACCGCCGATTCCGAGTAATGATTCAAGTATCATACGTATTTACTCCTATGTAGCTCAAGGTGTGGGTAATCTTTGAAAGATATCCAATCACCTCCGGATACGATTGGTATATCGAAACCTTTAGCGATAGCCTTGATATGGTTAATCACAGGGATGAAGTGTTCAGCTTTCCATGAGATTTCACCATCTACGAACACCGCTATGTCTACAGCATGACCTGTAATATGTCGGCTATTCATGGTTTGAGACTTACCCGAATCGAACAATACTTTTTGTCTTTCCTTTGTACGAAGTCCCTCTGTAATTGAAAAATCAAGTGGGCTATTTTTGATAGCCTCCTCTATGACTTTTACTAGGTCAGGATGGACTCCTTTGAGTCTGTCCTTGCTACGTTGGCTTAGTGCGAATGTCATGGTGATAACCCCATAGTTCCTCCGAAGAGGCCTTGATATTTATAGTTAGGAACATCTCTAGCAGTGCCTGAAGCGATAGATCGTGTCAATGCTTCAACCTGCCTACGCTTAGCAACACTTTGTAAAGCATCTGCTGCCATACCACTACCAGCCAGAGAAGCTCCGATAATAGGATCATATACCAAAGCACCGCCAGTAGTTCCGGCAGACAGTTGACTTCTACGGGGGTCAAATCGAGCTACGATAGACAAGAAAGTATCAACCGGGCCTCCATTGATAGTAGCCTTCATTGCATTTACTTCAGCTTCTGAGAACAGGTTTCTTTTATTCTTATTGGCCAAGATATTCTCAAGTTGGGTTCTAATCAATTCAGCTTCAGACTTCTTTGGGTTATTAGCACGGGCTTCCGCAACATCGAAAGCATCCTGCACTACTTGAGCTTTACTTGATGCTCTCCAGTCCTTACGAGCAGACATAACAGACTGAACCGCTGTGTCTAAACCACCTTTACCAGCGATAATGTCACGACCTGTGAGACTATTCAAATACTCATCGACACCGTTAACCATCTCTTTACCAAGACGACGAGTGTTAGCATCATTATCGTTAGACAAGTTAGTAGCAATAGAGCGAAGTTTCTCAAGTTTAGCAAAAGGTACACGCTCAGTACCGATTATTTCCTCAAAGGTTTCAAGAGCATTAGCAATCTTAGTATCTGTTTTGGGAATGTAGTTCTTATCAGATAAGTTGTTACGGATATTAGCAACCATATCCAGAGCACTCTTAGGCTTGACAGTTACACCTTGTTCATCCATCTTGGCATAGTTAGCAGCAGCTCTAGCTTTAATTTCAGGAATGGACAGGTTGTTAACCTTAGGCTCAAAGGCTCCACCTGCTTTACCAGCAGCGCCACCAGCAACCAAAGAAGAGCCTAAACCTACCGCTGTACCAAGTAAAGGATTACCTGTAATGTCAGTAGTCAACTCAGCAGCAGGTTCTGCCACAGCACCACCAGCGGCAGCAGCAGGTAAGCTGCGAGATAACTGACCTGCCATACTAGGAGCCAGTTTAGATAAACTAGCCTGCCCTGTAAGACCTGAGATACCACCTTGAGTAAACTTCTCTGCTGTTGTCTCAGGAGCAGGAGCTACTTGGGAAAGCATTGCTGCTTGCTCTTTTGAGGCATAAGGCAAACGAGACTCTGAACCAACAAGGTTAGCACCTAGGTTATAGACACCAGCACCAAAGTCCAAGACTGCTGTAGCAGGTGCAGTAAAGGCTTCGTACAAAGTACGTCCTGTCATTGCTGCCTGTCGTCCTGCCTCTTGCGCCAATGTACGCGGTTGCTGGATGTCCGACCTACGAGGATCATTCTCCATCGTAGTGCGTCCACCACCTGTAGGTGTGGCTGCCTCACCCATGTAAGTTTTGATTTTAGACAGGGCCTGCTCTTTGGATAAACCATCAGCAAGTTCAAACTGCTGTCCTTTGTACTCGTAAATAGGCATAATTTAATCCAGTTTAATAACCGTTTGGCCTTGTGAGGAACCTTCATAGTAAGAACCAACACCTTGAGACTTACGGCGAGACTCCAAACGACCTTTAGTTTTGTCTTGAGAAGACTGTAATGCCTTCTGGTAACGTGTCAGAGCTTCGTAAGTAGCTTGTGTATCGTTGCTACCATAAGCTGCAATGAGAGCCTTGGCAAAGCGCAACACGTCCTTATCTGTCTGAACACCCTTCTCAGCACTAACTTGCAGGTTAACAGCAGTGTCAACGGCAGACTTCAAACCTTCATAGGCACGGGCTTCAGGAGTAGAGTTACCGGCAGCTAACTGAGCCTGATACTTCAGATTCTTCAAAGGGCCTAACTCAAGTTGACGCTTACCTGTTTTCTCATCAGGAGTCAAAGAAGCGATAGCAGGAGACAAAGCTTGGAGCTGACCTGTGTAAGCATCAATAGCCTCTAAGTCCTTACCTTCTTCTTTCTGCAAGCTAGGAGGTAAAGACTTATTGCCTTGCTGTCCTTGTTTCAGGGAAGCAGTAAGTTGGGCGATCTGACGACTAGCATCAGCCCTCAACTGTGCAATCTGAAGTTGTGTAGCTCCTCTTTCCTTGGCTGCTTCAATTGTGGCAGCAGCCTGAATCTTAGCAGCTTCGATCTTAGCATCAGCAGTATCTTTACGGGCTTGTGTTGTCTGAATACTGGTCATGATCTTATCAGGATCGCCATACTTACGAACAACCTGCAAATACTGTTCTTCTGTAGCATCTGGGCCTAAAGCAGTTAATTCCTTACGAAGTTTCTCTTCCTGAGCAGTGGTCAGTTCTACTTTCTTCTGTTCAGCCGCAGCTTTACCTGTCTGAGCCACACGGAGTTGTGCTTGACGGGCTTGATCCATAACCTGCATCGCCTCTTGACCAAAACCCTGACTACCTAAAGTCTGTGCAAGTTTCACCAAGCCCTCAGGAGTTGTGGTATCTGCTTGCTGCAACAACGCTTGACGTTGTGTAGCCTTCTGTAACACAGGGTCTTGAGCACCCAACAAACCAGCACCGGCATCACCTAAGCGACTACCGGCAGTGTAGAAGGCCATCTGAGCAGCCTGTTGAGGATCAAGCTTAGCGAATTGCAAAGCCCTCGCTTGAAGCTCATTGTCACGTTGTCGTTGGATAGACTCAGGAGTCATACCGAATAAACTATTCATTACATCAGCCATTATCTATCCTTTAAATGTAAGCGCCGTAGTCTTGGTTACCGAAAGCATTCCCCGTACCAAAACCACCGCCATAGCCAGTGCCTTGAGGACTGAACAGACCTGCTAAGCTGTTGGTAAACTGAGAGTTGCTGCCTAAGCCTTGCAGAGCAGAACCGAAAGGACTGTATCCAGTAGCTTGTTGCATTGTACGAGCAGCGTTAGTGCCTCCTTGTAACAGAGTGTTACCTACGTTAGCGCCTGCTGTTGCAGAACGACCACCCAACTGAGCACCAATGTCCAGAGGACTCTGACCAAGTTTCTCCAACTCAGAAGCCAAACCAATCTGTGTCTGAATTGGGCTATAACCCGAGGTAGCAATCTTAGCACCCTCACCGAACAGACCTGCACCGAACTGAGTCTGAGCACGTCCTTGAGCCATGGCATCAGCAGACAACTGTAAGTCTTGCTGCATCAAGGCATTGTAGTAAGCTTGTTGCTCAGGGTTAGCGTTACCCAAGTTACCACCTTGAGCTGTACTCAGACCACCTCGGCCTGTGTTGAACAGGTTCTGAGTGATCTTGGACTGAGCCATGTCTCGGCTAGGCTGCAACAGTTGCTGCTGCTTTGCCATCCAGTCAGCCGCTGTCTGCTCAGGGGAAGTACCTAAGTACTGCTGACCTAAGTTGAACAGTGACTGAGCACCTTGCAAGCCTTGAGCACCTAAGCCTGCACCGCCAGCACTAGCCTGAGCTAGGAACTGATCACGTAAGGTTGCAATGTCAGGAGCTACGTTGTAACCTGCTGACTCAAGATAACCTTGGTCATTCATCTTGAAGTTAGAGGAACCGAAGCGGGATGTAACACCCACTGGACGGAACTTCTGAGCTTCAGCAGCAATACGAGCTGCTTCGAGTTGAGCATTAGCGGATGTCTGAGCAGCATCTTCTGCTGCGTCTCCTGACATCATACCACCTAATAGACTAGCACCAGCAGCAATCCACGGCATATTAAGCCTCTACTTTCTTATGTTCTTTGATTAAAACTTGATCTACTTTATTCACGTCAGTTTCCTCAGTTTGATGAATACAGAACCATGTAGAGTCTTCTAAGGCTACAATGACATGGTTCACATTCTTCACAATATTGATACAAGCAGGGGCTGTATATTCTTCTACTTTATCGTCATCCAGTAAGACTTTAACCTTACCTTGAGCTAAGATACTCAGGTGGTCATAGTTATGCTGATGCTGACAAGCCATAGCACCTTTAGGGATAAACATCTGCTTGGCGTATAAGCCTTCGCTAAAGTGGTGTTCTATCATGCTGTCAGGCATTTATGCCGTCCGCTTCCACATCGCCACTGTGATGTACGGCTGGAGGTTAGCGTTAGTGCCACTGGAGCCTGTTGAGTTAACAGTGTGTGTGTGGTCAGGAATACTTAAAGAAGCGGTATAATAACCACCTTCACCTGCCGACCCTTGTGTTCTATTTCCTAAGGAATCAGACAGAGAGAAAACACCTCCACTGTTCTTAAAAACACCAAAATCACCGCCACGGCCTGCTTGTAAAGTACCGCTAGCTGAACCAGCAGATGAGGTACTATGCGTATGGCTTACAACAACAGCATCCTTACTACCACCAGTCTCTTCCAAAGCATCGAACAAAGTATCACTACCATTCAAACCTACCATCACTCGGCCTGCACCGAAGGCTGTCCAAGTACCAAAACCAAGCAGCGTCGCGGGGTTGGTCGTCACGCCTGCGTTGATGTAGATAGAGCCTACAGGATACAGAGACTGTAACGCTGTAGTCACAAAAGCTGTAGTGGCAATCTGTGAGGTGTTAGTGCCTGCCGCTGCTGTAGGTGCTGTAGGAGTACCTGTCAGAGCAGTATCAACACCGTTAGACTTGGTAGCAATAGCTGCTGCAATGTTGTTGAACTCAATATCAATCTCTGTTCCTTTAACAATCTTTAAAGGATTGCCTGAAGCCAGAGCATCTTTACTCGCAAAGGATGTGCTTTTAACGTAGTCTGTCATTATATAATCTTCCCGTTCTTAGCTTGAATCTCGATCTTCTGGATACTCAAAGGAGAACCATTAATATCAGCTTCGTAGCCTGTTTGAATAACCTTACCAGCACCTGTAGGATAAGCTATCAGTGTCTGTAATGAGATACCATCAGAATACTCAGCAGTGGTGTTATACTCAGCTATGTTGTATTCAGAGATACCTTGTGTTGGAATCTTACTTGTTTGAGAGTAATAGTTCTCTTTAAAGTCATATCCCCACTTCATAGTCACATATTGGTTAGTACCCCCAATAACCACAATAGAGAGTTTCTTCAAGATTGAGGTAACTGAGGTAGCTCCTAAGTCAGTATGGTTGGTGAAATACAGCATGCGGTAGCTGAGTTCATTGTCCTGATGTCCGTAGTACTTACCTACATAGCCTTCCTTGCCAATCAATAAGTCACGGTTACGCAGGTAGCAAAAGCTCTTAGGTTGGATACTGTCCCAAGTTGTAACCCTAGCAGAACCATCTTGAAGCATAGCCTTCATGTCGAAGCAGTAGACTGTCTTCAGAAGAGGTAATGTCAGTAAGTAGAAGGACTCATAAGGACTGTAAATAGCTCGAACAAGACTCAAGTTCTCACCTGCCACAGCACCCATCAAGTCATTACGTACGTTCTTAGACAAGTCCCTGAAAGGAGCTGACTTCTCTTGGATGGTACGTAGGACACTTCGAACACCTGTATCCGATAGGAAGATGATGTCTGAGCCTGTGTTCTGGATACTGTCACGAGCGATACAGCCAATACCTGTCACTGCATCGGAAAGCTTAAACGTACCCACAGTAACCACATCTTGAGCACCTGAGTACACCAAGATATTGTTCTTACCGAAGATGAATAAGAATCCGTTGTGAGAGGCCAAGCCTGTTACGTTATCAGCACCGTTAGGCCACACAGAGGTAACATCTAATGAGCCTGTAGAACCACCTGACCACTTGTGACCAGCTAGAATATCAGACCAATAGACAACAGCTTTCTCAGAGGTTGTGTCTGCTATCCACAAGCGACCATAAGCAGACAGAACAATGTTGCCTGCTGGTGGTGTGCCTGATGAGCCAGTCTTCTCCGAGACTCTACGATACGTTGTAGTACTGACATCAGGGTCGAACACTAAGGGATCATGTCCACCTTGGAACAGATACAAGTGTTCATTCAGACAGGCAATCTGCCAGTTGTTAGCTGTGATGGATGGAGCAGTTCCCCCACCACCGTAGGTCAACTGAGTAAGTGTATTGCCTACCAGCTTGAATATCTTGTTGTTACCTGTACAGATAGTGTACTCAGAACCGTTATCGGTAACCAACTGACCGATAGCTGTGATGTCAGCAGAGCCTAGAGCACCACTGGCAGTATTAACCTTAGTCCATCCCTTACGAGCACCTACACGACCGTACTGATCAATGACACAGTTGGTAGCGTTAAGAGCAAAGCCTGATGCCAGATCAAGTGAGCTGTCCTGAGTGTTCAGGCCATAGAAGCCCGGCGCAGTGATAGCGAATGTTTGGATGGTTTGTGCCATTTACACAGCCTCCCAAGTCTCTTCCTCGATGTACCGTGAAGATTCAATAGCGATATAGTCAGACAAGGAAGCCTTGTACAGAGCATACGCTTCTGAGCTAGGTAAACCACCGTCCTCACCACGTTCAACCACTGCACGAGCAAAGGCTCCTAACACTACAGGCTCTTTAGGAGCAAGCATTGTGTCTGAGTCACCTTTGAGTTCATCTTGTGGGATGTACAGGTTAAAGTACAAGCTTAAGTTAGCTTCAGGAACAGGATAGAAGTCTACCTTTGTATCTCCAGTGGTGTGAACACCGTTGAAGTTGTAATACATAGGTCTACCGGGATTCATGTTATTGAGCAGATAAGCAGACATAGCTTTAGTGCTCAGCACCTTAATCTCAGACTTATTGGTCATGTCCTGAGCATCGATAACCTTGAAGCGACCACCTGTACCAGTCAAGACATAACCATAAGTATTGGCTATTGTCTCAATGATCAAAGTGTCTGTAAGAGCATTCCAGTTATAGGCATCCTCTACTTGTCGCTTGGCATCATTAACCAGCCTACCAACAAGTTTAGATAATACGTTTTCCTGAACGGTAGTTACTTCTGGTTCACGCATACGCACCAGAATGTCATTAACAAGTTCTAAATATGTTGGCAGTGCCATGATTATTTCGCCTTCTTCTTGTCTTTATTCTTCTTGGTACGACTACCACGTTCAGGCATTGGTGTTTTGTAAGACATTATAATTCCTTAATAGTAAATTAAACATGATCACCAGAGGGATCAAGAGGGTCCAGCACAGGCTCGAAGAACTTAACCACTGCTAACCTGTAGCCTGTTGACTCTTTGTGATGCCGCTTCAGGCGACTGGTCACGGTCCACTCTTGCGGCACCTCCAGCAAGATGATCGTCATCACGAACCAGTTAACCAGCAAGTCTAAGATCAAGCCGATTACCAGAGTAGGGTAGCCAAAGACCTTACCCAAGGCAGTCAGCTTGCCCATGTCTCGTACACGCTTGATGTTCATCACTGCGGCATAGAACACATATAATCCGTAGGTAATAGCCAGAGATACACCGATGTAGATTAAGACATTAACCAGCATCAGGTGTCTCCGCAGGCAGTGGCGTGTCAGCTCCGATTGGAGCGTTGCCTTCGGCCAGCAGGGGAGTATTCCCTGCGTCCAGCCATTTCAGGTACTCGGTTGCCGTCACAAGGCAGGACTCTTGACGACCGTCAGGCCACTCACGCCATACAACTTGGATTGACTGGTCTTCCTGCAACGGTAAAAGTTTCCAAACTGGCGTAGTCATAATTCACATCCTGTAAATTGAATTTGTGCCGATGCGCTTACTGAATACAGATAAGACCCTGCGTTAGCAGTAGCACCTGTTGTCGCAACTTGAACAGCACAAGCATCAATTGAGCTAGACTCAAACGTAATTGCGCTTGGGGCCGTGCCTGCACCGCCAAAAGAAAAATGAGATGCGCTGCTTACAGTTACACCTGTTGGGGGAACTCTCGGGTTAACCTTTAAGGAATACACTGCTCGAATAACCGTAGAACTTGCGACAAAAGCAGAACAAACTGGTTGATTAGAAGCAGATGTTGCGCTATAGCAAGGCAGATACCGCTGGCACATAATCAACTCACGCCCGTAGTCCCTGCGCTCAAATGGGGTTGCTACGCTGCCAGCTTCAAGCTGCACGCCTGTGATGTAGAAGGTGGCTCCGTTTGTGCCGACTACGCTGGTGGCGCCTGTGGCTGAGATAAAGTTTGAGCCTGCCCATGCACCTGCTGTCCCGCTAAATGTGGAACCAACACCTAGCCCAAATCGAACCACAATCCCCGCGCTGTTGTCAGTCGCCCAAGTTCCTGTTGTATCGCCTGCAATGGTCACAGTTTTCTGTTCCCAAGTGTTTGCCGCGCTAATCGTATAACTGAATGGGTAGCTCCTTGTACCAGCTCCGTTTGTTAAAGCTCCACCAAAAGCCCCAGTCAAACTTGAACGAACCCAAAAAGATACTGTGGCTGTTTGTGCGCCAGCAGCGCCCCACCCTAGGTCAGAAACATTGAAACCTTCAATAGGTTGGTCGATAAAAGCGTATTGACCTGCGGCAAGAGAAGCATCCGCCGTCGTTGTAGTAAAGATCAACGATTTTGTAAATCCAGCAGGGACTGTTGATGATTGCTGTACTGTAAATACGCCATCACTTACGTTTGATGCTCTCCATCTATCTAATGTAAATGGTGCAGTTGGGCTAGTCACTGTCACACTCGCCCCAGCATTACGCTGGTCAATCCGCATGTCACCGTTGATGATGCGGTTGCGGAAGCCAAAGCCTTCATTACTTGTCAAGAACGTAGCACGATTACTGGACATACCAGCTAAGGTAGTCAGTTCTGTGTCTGCTGCTTGCTTAGTCGCCAGTGAAGCATCTACCTCAGTCTTGGTATAAGCATTGGTAATGCCGTAACCAGCAATAGTGGTAGGTGTACCAGTAATCTTACTCCAAGCCAGTGATGTTAACCATGAAGGGTTAGCATATGTGTTGGTGTTATAGACAATGTTAGCAGGGTTGACTACAGCAGCACTAGCAGCAGCCTCAGAAGCACTTGTAGCTGCATTCAAGGCATGGTACTTAGCTGAATACTCACCACCAGCTACCGGGCCAGAGGTCTTTGTAGCCCAATCCTGAGCAGACTCAGCAGCAGCAATAGCATTAGCTTCAGCAGCTTCTGCATTAGTCTCAGCTAACTCTGCGTTGGTCTCAGCAGTCTCAGCGTTAGTCTCAGCTAGTTCAGCATTGGTCTCCGCAGCCAGAGCAGCATCACGAGCAGCTTCAGCAGCTTCTTTAGCAGCTTGTGTCTGTACTAAGAATTCTTGGAATTCGGTAGTATCTACTTCAGAGGAAGCAGAACCTGTGCCTCCGGGGCCGCGCCAGATGGTCATACAATTATTCCTCGGTAGAGATTGCTTTACGTTTCTTAGGTGCTGCTTCTTCAGCAGCGGGTTCTTCCAGCGGAGCGTCTAGCACTTCGGTGTATTCATTGTGTTTACGCATTACTTCGGCATCACTCTCGTTATTAAACTCAACGATATTGCCTGTATGTACACATTTAAATTTAGCCATGTTGATAATTCTCCTTTGTGTAATACTCAAGGAACGAGTACTATAGAAAGGAGACCCCCGAAGGGGCCTCACTTAGTTACCTACTATTAAGCAGTACGCTTACGCTGGCACAGCCAAGGCAACAGCCGAGAAGTCACGCAGTTCAGCAGCACCGAACAGAGTGTCAGCAGTCAACAATGTACCCAAGTACTCTTGTTTGTACTGCGACTGAGTGCGAACACCCTTCTGCTCAACGAACACTGCGAAGTCACGGTGACCCATCAGTGCGATACGGGTAGCAGTGGAACCGCTAGTGGTATCAGCGTTGGTGGTGACATACACGGGGATACCGTACACGTTACCAATTTCACCTGTACGGATGGTGTTACCACGACCGGCTTCACCAACGAAGGCTTGCTCGGTAAAGCGGTTGATACCCATCAAGGTGTTACGTGTGGAAGGAGGAACGATCAGGAAACGACCATCCATAGGCACATCGTTGTCGTCCAGACGCTGAATGGTGCGGCGGATAGCAGCATCAGTCAAAGCACCAACGCCAGTGTTAGCACCAGCCACATAAGCGGTAGTACCATCAGCACCAGACAGAGCGCCGGAGTAAGCGGAAGTACCGCCACCACCGTTAACGCTACGGCCCAGTTCCAAGATGAAGCTGTCCACTTTACGAGCCAAGGCATAGCCCATGTCATCAGTGTAGAACTGACGCATAGAAGCCAGAGCTTGTGCTTCCACGATGTCTTCGATCAGAACAGAGGCTTCCCAGTGTTGGTTGATCTGCACCAGAGTCTCGGTAGCAGTGTCAGTGTTGAGCACCACTTGAGTCTGAGCAACCTTCTGGTTAGCCGACATACGACCGGGTTTAGGCAAGTGGACGGTATCGCCCTTCTTACCAACGAAGTTCATCTTCTTGATGAGGTTAGCTGCGACCAAGTTCTTCTTGTATGTGGCGATAATTTCGTCAGACCATACTTCGGGGATAAACTTGTCAGCAGTTGTAATTGTTTGATGTCCAGTACCTAAAGGCATAATATACTCCAATAATTTCTAAATTGATTAATAGTTCACTTGACTCGACCATCCGCATAAGCACTCATAATTTCAGGTTGGAGTTGCTCATAACGATCAGGGTCGGTCATCTTAAGACGGATTAAATCCGCACGACGATATACTTTCTTTGTAACTTCGCCAGAACCACCTGTATCAACACCAGCGGCTCGTAGAGCTTGTGCCTTCTGTTGCTTACCTGCATCCTGTACGTTGTTAGAACGAACCTGTTTAATTTCTTTATATGTGCTCAAGAGTTCATCAGCGGAACTGAAGTCAAACTCGGCATCAGCCTTGGTATACAGACTCATACGCACGGGACTAGCTTTAACCCACTCCTGAAATCCAGTATCGTTGGCAATAGTGCCAAAGTCAGGATGTTTGCTTGCTAGCTGTTGTGCTGTCTTCATCCGTTTAAATTCAAGGTTGGCTTGTTTAGCCTCCAGAACAGCGGGATTGTTCTCAATTGCACGTTTAATTGAATCTTGAGGGTTCTCAAAGAAATCAACTTCGGGCGCACTTTCAACTTCTGGTTGCTTATCGCTTTCGAGTTGCCGTTTCAACAACTGGTCAGCCAATGACCGAACTTCATGTACCTCCTGTGCTTGCCTACCAATCATCTTCTCAGCTTCTTGGTGCATCTTAACAATGTCAGTTAATGACTTGTCTTTATACTTATCAGGAATTACACTCTCAATAACTTCTTGAATTTGTCCCTTATCAGGGGTTTCATCCGTTACTTGATCAATGGTATCGTCAGTGTTGTTATCAAACGATTCGTCTTCAATAATTGCCATATTGTCTTTCTCCTGTCTCACGTAGAGATTATAGGACTATGAAATGTGAATGCCTAAGCATTTACCCGTTAATACTGTGATTGGATGGTTACTCGGAGTTCTTACTCACTTGAGCCATCTTCTCACTTCTCTTTCGTTCCCATGAGTGGTATGCACCGGGGAAAGCACCTGTGATGCCTTCCAAGTTACACCTCACACTGGAAACTATTCTTGTCGATGGTTTACCACAGGCTCTGCAAGAGAGTTCCCTGACAGTATCATCAACCAATGCCTCTGATATGTGACCATCTTCACACTTGAACTCGTACATTCTCCTCATTGCTGAGTTCCTTGTACCAAATCATTGTAAATATCTTCACAAGTCTGTCGGCGATTAAGAATTAAATCTAGAATGTCCAACTGTCCTAGTCGGTAGTTCAATGATTGTTCGTCTTTCACAGTGCGAACATTAACTAGATTC